AAACCGATCTCCCAGGTGGCGCCGCAGCGATCGGCCTTGCGCTCAGTGGCCATCATGCCGAGCGCCACCAGGGGCGTTGCCAGCGTCTCGCCGGCCGGCACGTAATCGTAGTAGAGCACCGGCGCGACGGCCGGCGCCACGAGGGCGCGGATGGCCGAGCCGACAGCGACCTCGGGCGGGAGCGGATCGGACATGGCTTAGCCCGCGTCGGCATCCCGGCCGGATCGCGCCGGCCGATGACGGGCCGGGCGGGGATCATCCTCCTCGAGGCGGCTCTGCCCCGCCTCGACAGGCTCGAGCGCCCCGGAGGCCATGAGGCGCTCGACATGACCCTCGGGCGCGTGATCGCTGTCGATCTCGGTTCCGGCGTCATACTGGTAGGAGCACTTGTCATAGCCCGCGAGGACGCGGGTCTGGGTCACGCGGTAGATCGTCATGGCGATGTCCTCAGGATGCATTGGCCTCGGCGGCGAGCCGGTCCAGATCGGCCTCGAAGCGCTTGCGCTGGGCCTCCATGACCTCCCGCGCGGAGTCCCAGAAGAAGGGCTGGGCCTCCATCTTCTCCGTTCCGAACTCGACGAAGGGAGCGTAGTCCTCCTGGCCGGCCATGGCCTGACGGATGGCGCGGGCGGAGACGACGATCGTCTCGCCGTCCCGGCGCCAGACCGTGCCGCGCTCGAGACGGTACGTGTCGTCCGGGCCGCGCTCGCGCATGAGGCGCACCATGTCCTCGGCGGCGCGGTCCATGCCGCCGCGCGCCAGCGCCTGGATGGCGCCGGCGATCCGCGACAACTGCGCCAACGCATCCATGACGCCGAGCACGCCGGCGGCGGCGACGGCTGCCGGGGCTTTCGGCGCGGCGAACATCACCGCGCGGGCGGCAAGGCCATAGATGCTCATGGCAGACGTCCCGGAGCCTCGCGCACGCAATAGACGGTGCGCCGGCCCGTCAGCGGATTGGCGGGCTCGATCGAGCGCATCCGGTAGCTCTGGCCCTGGATGCGCAGCACGTGATCGCCGGTCAGCTCCCTGACGGCCGCATGCGCGCGCATGGTCACGATGAGGTCGCAGCGATCCACCGCGACCTGCCCCTCATGCGCCGTGGTGCCCCGGTCCGGGCGGATCGAGGCCCAGACGGTGGCCACGAGCACCGGCGGACCGAGGCGGCGGCCCAAGGCGCCGTCGGTGGCCTCCTGGCGCCAGATCTCGACGCGATGACGCATGACGCCGGCCAGATCGGGCATGGATCAGAACCGCCGGTAAGGCTGGAGGAGGCCATCGATCGCCGGCGGCTCGCCGCCCTGATTGCTCTCGCCGCGATTGCCGTAGAGGTGCGCGGCGCGCATCAGGATGGCGACCCGCACCGGCGGCGGCAGCATTTCGCCGGGCCCAGGACCTGCCTCGAACGAGATCCGGATCGCCTCCGGATGGCGGGGCAGAGCGGGCCATCCGTGGCGTGGCGGCACGACGCGCGCGACCGGCACGCCGCCATCGCTCCACAGGTAGGAGGTCCAGCCGGCCGCCGGCAGGTAGTTGCCGTCATCCTGGCGGATCGCCACCTCGGTGACGGCGATGACCGGCACGAGCGGGATGGAGACGCCATCGACGGGGCGATCCGGGCAGGCGAAACCCTCGAACGTCCCCGGCACGAAGACCCGGCCGAAGGGCGCGTCCGGACCATCCACCGATGCGATCGACGCCTGCAGGAAGGCCCGCAGGGCCGCATCCTCCTCATCGGACTCGATGCGCAGGTGGTCCTTGAGATCGTCCAGCGAGACGACGAGGTAATCCTCGTCGTCAGGCCGCGGGGAGGTCCGGACGATGCGCATCAGGTCAGCCGATCAGCACCTGGAAGGTGCCGCTCTTGTTGGCACCGCCCTGGGCGATCACGATCTTGATGCGGTCATTGGCGATCGCGATCTTGTCCATGACGGCGGTGCCGCCCGTGGCATAGAGCGCGGCGGCGCCGGCCTGGGAATGCGTCGGCGCGCGCGGATAGCGCACGGTCGAGGCATTGACGTCGTTCTCGGCCCAGATCGTCTCGCCCGTGGCCTCGGCGCTGATCGAAAAGTCGACGCCGTTGGCATAGTCGGTCTTGACGTAGTGGATCGCGTGGATGAGGCCGGACATCCGCGGCATGTAGGCGATGGCCGAACCGTCGGCGGCCGTGGTGACGGTGATCTTCTGGCGACGCATGGGAGGCTCCTTTCGAGGATTGGCGGCCTTGCGGCCTGGGTGTGGCGGATCCGCTATTCGCGCTGATCCGCCGGGGGATCGGCCTCGGCATCGGCCGGACCATTGCGGCGACGACGCGGGGACTGACGCGCCTCGCCGGCCCCCTGAGGGGCCGGGCTGTCGAACAGCTCGACGGCGCAACCGCGCGCGACCAGATCGCGGCCCACCGCCTCTGGCATGTCCGTCTCGTCATCACGGCGCAGGGTGAGGTTGCCGAGCCGCACGGGTCGGGTGATCCGCAGCTTCATGGGCTGGTTCCTTTCGTTCGGGCCGCCGCGCCGGGCGGCGGCCCTCAACGTCGATCACGTGGACGATCAGACGGCCGTGCCGAAGGCACCCGTCACGAAGGCCTCCGGCCGCTTGACCGCGAGCGCCAGGCGCTCCTCGCACCGGATGGTGATCAGGTTCTTCTCGAAGTCGTCCGCGTTCTCGGTGGAGATGACGACATTGGCGTCCTCCCGGTCGAAGATCTGCGCGCCCGAGGCAAAGGCGCCAGCCAGGAACTCACCCTCGAACTCGGGGATCTCCGTCTCGACCACCGGGCGGCCCCACAGGGTCGGGCCGGCCAGGCGCTGCGGATTGGCCAGGATGTAGCCGCCGGACTCATCCTTGGTGAGCTCGATATCGGTCCAGTCCTTGGAGTGGATCACGAAGCCGGTCACCGGCAGGCGGGCCAGCTGGGCCTGCAGGATGGCCAGGCGCAGATCATCGATCTTGGTGCGCATGGCCGGCTCGAAGGCCGGCGCGAAGGCCTGCGCCTGCGGCACGATGCCCTCGATGTTGCCGGAGCCGCCGGCCCCGAAAAGCAGCTCCTGCTCCTCGACATATTTCAGGCCGTAGCGCAGCTCGGCATCGACCGTGGACTGCAGCTGGGCGAAATCGTCGAGGATCTGCTTGGAGGCCTTGAACAGGTGCGCAACCGTGACCACCGGGGTGATCTTGGTGCCGAACGTGATGGTCGAATAGGGCTTCTGCGCGCCCTCCGAGACCACGGCGGCATTGTTGGTAAAGCCGGTCTGCTGCACCCAGAAGATGGCCGGCGAGGTGGTGCGGCCGGGCGCCAGCAGGTCGCGGACGAACAGGCGCTGCTTGGGCATGACATCGATGCCGGGCAGCCGCTGCGGCTCGACCACGCCATCTGGCACATCGGCCGAGAGCAGGGCATTGGTCACCGGCACGCTGACGCGCTGGCCACCGCCGATCGAGGACGTGACGCCCTTGAGCCTGTCGCTGGCGACGAGCTGCTGACCCCAGCTCCTGGGCGCCTCGGCCGCGGCGCCACGACGCGCGCCCTTCTGCTCGATCTCGGTCAGGCGCGCGGTCAGATCGTTGACCTTGCCGGCAAGGTCCGCCTGCGCCACCGCCATCCTGTCGACCGAGGCCTTGGTCTCGTCGCTCATCTTGCCGAAGGTCTTGACCTCGGCCATCACCGCCTCGGCCTTGCGGGTGAAATCGTCATTGACGCGCGCAAGATCCTTCGTGACCTGCTGGAGCAGGTCCCTGATATCGTCGGACATCGATTGTCTCCGTGTGGGTTACAGCCTGAGCAGGCTGAGGCGCGCCGCCGCCAGGCGGAGCGTTGCGAGGCCGTCGCCGGCCCCGGTTTCGGCAGCGCGCGGCGTGCCGGCCTGGGCAGCGCGCGGCATGCCCCGGATATCCCTGATGGCCCGGCGAGCCGCGGCGCGGCTCCAGCCGGACTTGCGCAGCGCCGCCTCGACCTCAAAGGCCAGCGGCCGGCCGGCGGGCGGCTCGCCCCGCGCCGGGTCGGCCGGCAGGAAGCCATCGGCAAGACCGAGCTCGACGGCGCGCTCGCCGGACAGATAGGTCTCCGCATCCATCATGCGGGCGATCTCGGCCACGTCGATGCCGGAGCGCGCCGCATAGAGGCGGGCCAGCGTGTCGTCGAAGATCTGCATGGCGGCCGCCGCGGCCGCCATGGCGCGGCGGTCACCGATCGCCAGCCACTGGACATTGTGGATCATCATGTGCGCGGACCGGCCGATCTGCAGATCGTCAGCGGCCATGGCGATGATCGAGGCGGCCGAGGCCGCCATGCCGATGACCTGGACGGTCACCCCGGGCTCGTGGGCACGCAGCAGGTTGTAGATGGCAAGGCCATCGTCATAGGAGCCGCCGGGGGAGTTGATCTGGACCGTGACCGGCCGATCCCCGATCGCCCGCAGCGCCGCGGCGATGCGGGCCACCGACACGCCATTGTCGCCATAGTCGCCGATCACGTCGAAGATGGTGATCGTGGTCTCGCCGGCCGCGGCGGTGAGGCCGCGGTCCCAGGCCGCCAGGGCACGCTCGGGCAGATCGGCCGCGACATCGGCGCGCACCGGCGGCAGTCGCAGGTCAGGCAGCGGGCGCTTGGTCATGCGTCGGTTCTCTCGCTCAGCCCGGCTGATCGGGCGATGCCGTCGATCTCGGTGATGGGCACGTTCTGGGCCTGGATGCGCGGCACGTCGCCGCCCTCGATCGGGGCCAGACCCTCCAGCTGGCGCACCTCGTTGATGGTCATGACGCCCATGCGCAGCAGCGCATGGTAGAAGGCCGCCCGCGCCCGCGTGTCGCCGCGCAAGAGGTCTTCGTAGTTGATCTTGACCGAATAGCGCTGGCGCTGGGTCGCCGTCATGATGCGCTTCTCGATCGCCTGCTCGATGCGCTTGAGGATGGTCCGCAGGCGCAGCGTGTACCAGGACTGCATGATGGCCGAGACGCCGGTGCCCCACATGGTCTGCCCCTCGGCGGCATGACCGATGATGATGGGCGGAACGCCCAGCCAGCGGCAGACATCCTCGACGTTGAAGCGCCGGTTGAGGATCATCTCGGCATCGCGCATGGACAGCGACACCGATCGGAAATCGACACCGCCCTCCAGGATCGCCGCCCAGGGCGCGTTCGGCCCGCTATTGGCCTCGACCAGCGCCCGCCTGGCATCGGCACGCTGCTCCTGGGTCAGCGGCTTGCTGCCGGCCGGCATGACGAAAAAGCCCTTGGAGCGCAGCCCCTTGGAATAGGCGTGCCCGGCGGCCTTCTCGGTCGCGATCGCCAGAGACAGGCTCTGGCGGGCATATTCGATGGGCGACCAGCCCATGTCGCCATCGCCAAAGGCTTTGATGTGGAAGACCTTGGCCTCGGGCAGGATCACCTCCTTGCCGCGGTCGAAGAAGCGATAGCGCAGCTCGCCATCCGTCGTGCGCTCGGCCAGCGTGTCCGCCGGCATGGGATTGAGCGCCGCGATGGCGCCGTCGCGGCCGCGGAACACCTTTTCCGCGAAGCCGTTGCCGGTGGTACACATCCCAAGAACGCGACCCTCCCAGAATTCGACTGCCGTCTGGTCCGCGTTCGGGCTGGCGTCGAGCAGGGCCTGCAAGTCGTGATCCGGGGCGCGCACCTTGCCGGCCGCCGTGCGCTCCATGATGTCGACCGACAGGCTGGCGACGGTCTCGGCGGTGACCCGCACC